TTGACTTGACCTACTGCTCTGTTTGATTGTGTTCTACTATTCCAAGATGTTTGTAAAGTACCAGATGTATAAGTTGAACCAGAACCTAACCACCAAATTAATCTTAAACTATCTCCATTATCATTATCAAATGCACCAGTAGTATCTCCATCATAAGTAATAGTTTTCTTTTCCCAAGTATTAGCTGATGAAATTGTGTAAGATTTATTAATTGTTCTATTATTATCGTTATCCCACAACTCACAAATATAAGTTCCTGTTTTATTTGATTTAACCCAAAATGAAAGTGTAAGACTTTCGGCATTTGCAGTTCCTTTTTTTAAATATTGTAAGTTTTGACCTTCTATTCTTTGTATAAACTGTATGTAAGAACTTACTGATGGCGAAGTATCAGCAGTCGTACAATCTAACTTTAAAGAATTTGCAAAACCTTGACCAGTAGGTACATCTGTTTCTTGTGACATTGTAAATGCACCAATTGTTTCTGCAAAAGCAAATCTATCTACAGTATCGTAAGCACCATTAGTAGAACCAGCACTAGCTTGTGAAGTTCCTCTTTGTGCTATGCTCATGTCACCATTGATGATGATGTTTCTGAACTTAACATTGTCTTGAAATCCAGCACTTGGTATTTTTGATATTGCCATAATTTATTAAACTCCTATTAATTTAAATCCTCTAAAAAAACTTGCATTGTCATTATTGCCACCACTAACTGTTGTAGTTGTTCCATCACCAGAATTACAATTACCTTTAATTGTAATTGCATCACCAACAGCTAAATCTTCAACTGTTGTAGTTGTTTGCGTCATTTCATCTTCATAGTTAGGATTTGAATTAAATTGTGTTTCTCTTATTTTAGTTCCATTTTTAAAAATTCTTGTGTTGACGTAATTAATTTGTCCACCATGAGTATAATGTACACTAGCACTTAAAAAGTATAATCCAGCTTTACCACTAGGTACTGTAAAAGTATATGTGCTAGTATTAAAAGCATTATCACTATCAAAATCTTCTGTATCAAATTCAATTAAAGTTTCAACATTGTCTCCTAATCCTGTTTGATTTGCTGATAATGTAACACCGAAAGCTGGAGTGTTAGTCATGTTACTAGCAAGTGTTATTGTCTTACTAGAAAAGTCTAAAGAAGATGCTAACTGGCTTGTTCCAACAGATGCGTTTGGTGGATTTACAGTTTGAACAGCTTTACCTAAATACACACAGTACATATCATCTGAAGATGATGTAGCTTCTGTTAGTGTTAATGTAGTACCACTTGCTGAATAACTACCAGGCTCTTGTCTTACAAAGTTAATAAATAATGCTAACTCATTTGCATTAGCAACTGGATTATCCAATGTGTAAGTTGTAGTCGCACTTGTAGTGAAGTCTTGCTTAGCAAAACTTGTATAACTTAATGCTGGTTGATTTCCAATAAACGGCATTAATCTCCTATGTACTTATTGCATCTACTGTTGATACCCAAACATCTAAAGATGAAGCTGTGTCTGATACTACTTTTAAAGCATCACCAGATTGAACTACAAACTTTGCTCCACCATCTAAAACTTGTAATGATGAACCTGCAGGAATAGGTGCATCTTTAATTAAATAAATATCATTTGAACCATCATTAATATAAACAGATGCTATAACTGATGAACCAGTTACATTAGCTACAGATATTCCAACAACAGTATCATAACTGTCTGAAGTAAATAATGTTGCTGCAGATGTTCCTACATCGTTGCTTGTGTATCGTCTAAAGTTCTGTGCCATATACTCTCCTTACTATAAAGCGATTGCCATTGCAATGCTAAATCCATTGGTTGCTAAACTAGTTGCATCTACAGCAGCTAATTGCCAAGATGAACCATTGTAAACTTTTAATATATTTGATGTTGTATTAAAATATAAATCTCCAGCAGTTAAAGCGTCTCCATCATTATCAACTGTTGGATCTGAAGTTTTTGCTCCTAAATATGTATCTTCAAAATTATCAGCAGCTAGTTCGGCAGCAGTTTGAGCAGCCTGTGCAGCAGTAGCAGATGTTGCAGCATTGTTAGCTTGAGTAGTTGCAGTAGTGGCAGATGTGGCAGCATTCGTTTCACTTGTCGATGCGTTTGATGCAGATGTACTAGCAGCACTTGCACTTGACGCAGCATTAGTTTCAGATGTTGAAGCATTTGTAGCAGATGTTGCAGCATTAGTTGCAGATGTAGCAGATGCCGTAGCAGAGTTTGCAGAGTTAGTAGCTGAAGTTGCAGATGCCGTAGCAGAAGTAGCTGAAGCAGTTGCACTCGTTGCAGCCTGTGTAGCAGGAGCATCCCAAGATGAACCATTGTAAAATCTAATATCGTTGTCTGTTGAATTGTAGTACATCGCACCTTCAACAAGAGCATCTCCATCATTATCTAAAGTTGGATCGTTTGATTTAGTTCCTAAGAATCTGTCATCAAAACTATCAAAACTATTTGCAGCATTAGTTGCCGAAGTAGCTGCATTAGTTGCTGAAGTAGCTGCTTCACTTGCTTTTGTAGTTGCAGTTGTTGCGCTTGTTGCTGCATTAGCTTCACTTGTAGCAGCATTAGTAGCACTTGTTGTAGCACTAGCTGCGTCTACTAATAAATCCCATTTAGCACTATCTGTGTTAGTTGTTAGTGGTTGTGAACCAGAAGATGTATGACCTGTGTTACATAAAAATATATTATTTGTTGAAGTGTCTTTAACTATATCTCTAGCATTATAAGTAGTTGATGCACCCCAATTACCTTTAAAAGTTCCTAGTTCTTGCGATACAACAAGTTCACCATTATCATCAAAACCAAAAATTTTTCCTGCTCTTTCAGTTGCACCAACAGCAAACTCTGTAGATGTCATTGTGTTTGTTCTTGATAATTTAATTGATCTATCTATTTCTTCTTGTAGCTGTTGAATAGCCATCATAGATCTATCCAATCCTTCTTCATGACTTTCAGCAGGGAATGGATCGTTAGCAATATAATCGATTGCTTGTGTTTGTGGTGATGCTCTTCTTATAACTACAGTTTCACCAGTTACTGGAATATTACCAGTTGTAAATTTAACAGTTCCACCAGAGGCAGAACCTGCACCTGTAACTGTGTAGTGAGTAGTTAAAGTTTTAACTGTTTCAGTTGCTGTTGCATCCCTAATAATTACTTGAATGTCTGCGTCTGCAAAAATCTTAAAAGTATAGTTAAAGGTATCTAGCGTACCATTTCCAGAGTAGGAGTTTTTTACTGTAGTAGATGATATTGTCATATTAGTTCTCTATATTATTATTGTTAATTATTATCAACCTTTATATTCATAAGATCTAAAGATCTTTTTGCAGTTATTATCATTAATTTTGCAAACTCATCTATCAATTCTCTTTTTTCTTCAGCAGTATATTTTCTATTATTATATATATTTCTTATCATTGAACCATATTCTTTTATAGCATCACCATAAGTAATTAATTGAAATTTTCTATCATCTATTTTATCTATAATTTCTTGAGCTTCTATACCTTTGCCTTCTTTTTCTAAAGCAGAAGATTTGTTTAATTGTTGTTTAATTTTGTTATATTCTTCATAAAATGAAGTTATCCATTGAGATTGGAGATCTGGATTCTTAGCCAAAAAAGCTCTAAAGACAGGCATAGAAGATAGTGGTTGTTCTGGTTTAATAGGATCATCAATTACACCACTTTCAATTAATGCTTTATCTGATGCTTGTATTGCATATCTTCCAAGTGTTCCTGTCCAGGCTCTAATAAAATTATCTATCATGATAGGATTTGTAAACTTACTATCTGTTCCCATTATTTTATATAATGTAGATGCAATAAGTTTTGCAGATTCAGATGTGTAGTTTGTATATTGCATTTCATTTGGTAAAGTTTTAGCAATATATTCTGGTACTAATGGTGTATTTCTAAACCAACTTTTATTTGTCCAAGATTCAAAAACAGGTAAAATTACTTGAGGAGTTGGTATAAAACTTTTTCCTGTTTGCATTAAATAATCTGTAAACCAATTATCTAATTCTTTTTTATTTTTTTTATCTTTATTATAATTTGATTCTAAAAAAGATTCTACTAATGAAGCAAATACAACACCAACATCAAAAGGTTTTGGTATTTTGTGAATTACTTTATCTTCACCCTCACCACTAGATACTAACCAATAGTGTCTTTTAACCCATTCTGGTTGTGCTTGAATATCTTCATCATCTTTATTTAAGTACCACAATAATGCAGTAGGTATCATAATACCACCAGCAATAGCTGTTATTACTCTTGTTGGTCTTTCTTTAAATGAATCTAAAATTTTTGCATAACCTTGTATTCTTGCATTATAAAAAGCAGATATTTGATTAAGTGTTTTAATTTTTGTACCCATCTTACCAAAGTCTAATGTTATATCTCTTGATTCAAAACCAGCTCTTTCAACAGCTTGTTTATGTGTCATTCCTTTTTTTAAAGAAGCATTGTATGCTCTTCTAAACTCTGAAATCCTTGTAGCATTTTCAAAAGTTTCAGAAATAACTCTTAATATTTCTATAGGATTTTCTGCTTTGTTTCTTATTTGACCTTTGTTTAAAATATCAAAAGCAGGTTTATCAAAAATAGCTCTATCTACTGATTGTAAGGTAGATTGCATACCACCAGACTTAACCCAATCTTCATATAACTTTTGAGATTTTTTACTCAGACCTGTCTTACCTGCAATAATATCAAACAATCCTCTAATAGAACTAACCACAGGAAAAAATCCATACTTACTATAAATACTAGCTTGAACTGTATCTCTTAAAAAATTTGCACCAACAAAGTCTAAAGCTAATGTAGCACCAGCTCTTAACCAACTTGCAGGTTTAGAAGATAAACCCCAAAATAAATTTCTTGCTCCTCTTGGATCAAAATCTTTTATAGCTTCAGCAAGTTCTTTTCCCACTTCCCAAACTTCAAATTTACCATTACGAATAACACCAATAGAATCATCGCCTATTTTATCAAATTCTTTTCTAAATATTTGTAAATTTTCTAATGCTCTCTTAGATAATTTAGATGTATCAATACCTAAATCTTTTAATTCTTTTTCATTAAACTTAACAACTTTTGTTATAATTTTTTTATTTATATCTGGAAATAAACCTTTCTTTTTACCAGTTTCAATAATGTCTATAAATTCTTTTATAGCAGCATTTCTATCTGCTTTTTTGATTATAGCAAAAGTATTTGAATAAGTTGTTTCTATTGGATCCACAATATCTCTTTTAGATCCTTTCATCATTTTTAATGCTGATACACCTGTTTTTATTTGACCATCAGCAACAATATCCATTACTCTTGCAAAACCAATATATTCTTTATTAGCTTGAACCATTGCATTAAATGCTTCTTTAGTTAACAAACCCTTGTCTCTCGCATATTCTAATAATCTTTTATTGTATTCAATAAGTTCTTGTCTTGTTTTTTCAAATTTTTTAATTAGTTTAGGATTATTAGCAACTTTAGTTGCAGTTTCTACAGTAATACCAGTTTGAATATCTTGCTTACCTTTTTCAACTACTCTTTTTGCAATAGCATAATTATTAAATTCAGCATAAGTTTGTCTATTTTTTAAATCTCTATCTTTTAAATTTAAAGTAAAACCTTTTTCAATTAAAGGATCTAATATTTCTTTAAAAGATTTTCCATTTATTTTTAAATTTACATTGAATGTACCTTTTTCTATTGCAGAACCTGCTTTATTTTCTACACCTAATAGACTTCTAAATCTTTCATAAACATTCAAAGCATCTCTAGTATTTTTTATATTTTGAACTTGCTCAACTATTCTTTTAATTGGATGAAGTCTATCAACAAAGTTAGTAATATTTTTGTCGTTTAATTCTTTTGCTTTAGATTTAACCCCTTGAACTGTAATTTCTGGAACTCTTTCAGAATATTGAGTTTTATCAAAGATAGCTTGTTCTTCTTTAGTTTCAAATTTTAATCCTTCTTTAAATTTTTCTGGTTTAGTAGTTACTGTTTTTTCTGAACCATAATGTCTTGGTGTTTGATTTGTAGAGCTTGGAATATCTTCTGCTATAGTTTTATGAGTAACAATATCTTCGGCTAGTTCTGGTAGAGTTCTATCATTTTTGGTTATAATATCTTTTGATTTAGTAATAGCTTTTCCACCATAATTAAATAAACCAAATAAAAATAAACTATCTTGCATTTGTTCTTTACTTGGTAATTCTTGATGGATCGCTGCACCCATAGCTTCAAATCCTGCTGCTTGTGCTACTGTTTTTTTAAATGTACCTGTAAAAAACCCACCTGCTTTTGTTGCTGCGTAAAGTTGTGCAGCTTCTGTAGCTCCTGCTTTAATTCCTTCTTTAGTCCATATGTCAAAAAATTCACTAAAACCATTTACTTCATCATTCTCTAATGCTTTTAAATAAGTTTCTCTAAGAGAACCACCAACAAAACCACTACTAATTAAAGCTGCATCTTTGTTTCTAGCAAAAATAGCTGGTATGGAAGCACCAATATAAACAGGAAGATCTTTTGTTAATCTTGACACATTCATTATTTGTCTTTCTAAAAAACCAGTATCTTCTGGCATTTGAGTTGTATAAAATTTTGGCATCTCTTCACCATTAACATACGATTGATGGAGATCCCAAATACCAGAACCCCAACCTCTTTCCCAATATTTTGCAGGTTCAAATATTTTACCAACTAGTTCTTGTTTTCTTTTTTCTAAAAAAGGTGTGTCATCATTTTGTGATTCTAATTGTTTTATTTCTGAATAAACTTCTTCGTTTTCATCTTTTATAAGATTAATAATATTTTGCCAAGCAGATCTGATTGGTGTTAAATCAACTTCTTTATAACCTAAATTTTTAGCTATTTCTTGTGTAGAAAATCCTGCTTCACTTAAAGTTTTAACTTTATCTTTTTTCCATGTTTCAATTTCTTGATTAGAGAAACCTGCTTCTTCAAAGGTTTTAATTTGTTCAGCTAATGTAACCATTAGTTTCCTTTTATAATTTCTAAGTATTCTTCAATGCTAATTTGTCTACCAAGTTCTTCTTCTATTTCTTTTTTAGTTTTATTTTTTGCATTTGGTATTTCTGGAATATCTTCATTAACAGAAATATTATCTTTAATGCTTTTAAAAACATCATCCATGCTTGGCAAGAATGTGTGAAAATCATAACCAATAAAATCTTTATTTCCTTTTGCAGCTTTTAATAATTGAGTTGATGTCTTACCATTTTGTAAACCATTAACATATCTAGCATACATAGTGTATTTAAAATTATTTAAACGATCATCTCTTTTTGGATCTAAATTTTTTAAAGCAACACTACCTGCAACTTCTAAAGAAAACATATCTATAAATTTAAAAAATTCTGTATGATTTTCTTTGAATCCATCTTCTTGAGATATTAATAAAAGATTATTTAAAAATTTAACATCACTTACATTTAATTGTTGACCAACTCTTTCCATTATAGATAATGCAGTTGTTTCACCAGTTAATGTAAATTTATCATAAACAGTATTTACTTTGTCATTTATAATTAATTTTATTATGTCATCATTATCTTCAAATTTAGAAATTTTGTTAGCTACTCCATCACTTAATTTAGTGTTAAAATCTATTAATTGTTCTACAGCTATCTGGTTATCTGGAAATATTTCTTTTAATTTTTGAGAATAAACACCTTCCCTTATATCTTTTCTTTTAAATACATCATTTGTTTTTTGTGCAGCTTCAACTTTTCCTATTTGATTTGCAGTTAAAATTTGAAGTTGTCTGTCTGATTTAATTTGATTTGCTTTTTTTAAGTATTCTTTTTCAAATTCAATTTTTTCTTGAGGCTTTAAACTTTGATAAATAGCTTGAAGATCTTTATTTCCACCAAAAGTTTTAGCCTTTATTTCTTCATTAGCAATAACAAAATCTCTAGCATCAGCATCAAAAGGAATATCAAGTGGAGATAAAAGAGTTTGATATTTTTGTTTTTTAATAACATCATCAGCAACTGCATCTAATTCTAAAATTTTAGCAGCATCAACATCGTCAAAAGCTCCTTTAGATCTAGCTATTTTAAATTGACTTGGTTGATTATTAGCCATAGATGTTGCAAGAAATTCTACACCCTTTGAATTATATGTGTCTATTAATTGTTTTTTTACACCTTCATCATAATCTGGATTAGCATTTATTCTGTTAGTATTATTAATTTTAAATTGTTTTATATAATCTGTTCCTAATTCTTTAAGTAGTAAACTTTCTTTTACAAAAGTATCATCATCTATTTTTTTATTTTCTGCTATTAAATTTAATCTTGCATCTTCAATTACTTTTGTTTTTAACAAACCAGATGTTGCATAAAATTTTCTGTCAATAGCTTTTTTTTCAAAATTATTTAATTTTACAAAATCATTTACCTTTTTATAATTATAAAGTTTTTCAACTTCTGAATCATAATACTGAGACGCTTCAGTTGGATTATCTTTTTGTTTTGCTTCACTAGTTATTGTCAACCAACCTTTTTGAACTATATTTCCTTGATCATCTTTTTTATCTTCATAAAAACTATTTAACAATTTATAAGATTTATTATTTGCTTCGGCAGTTTTTTCTTGCACATAACTTTTTTCTAAAAAATTAGAAACAGGTTGTAATGCACCTGCTGGTGTTTTTGCTAAATCTAATTGTATATTGGATTCAACACTAGGTGTTGCTGTTGTAATAGATCTTGAAGATGTAAATGTAGGTATCTTTGGCATATTATCCCATCATTGTTAATAGTGAAGTTCCTGTTGTTGTTGCTGTTCTTAACATTGCAACTTTAGATTCTTGTCTTGCTATATCACCTCTAATTCTAGCAAAGTTAGCTTCTTCAAAAGCTCTAGCTTTTCCAATTTCAGCATCATATTTTATTTTACTTTTTTCTAATTCAGCTTCTCTAAGATTGGCTAATTTAATTCTTTGAGCAGTTCCTTCAAATGTTACCCCAGATTTTAAAGCATTAACAGTAGTTTGACCTTCTAATTTTCTAAACTGTTTATCAAAATTAGCTAAATCTAATTCTAATTTAGAGTCAATTATTTCAGCTTGTTGCTCTTTAACTTTTGCATTACGATCATTGACAGCTTCATTGAACTTACCATAAGCATTTTGTTGAGATGCTGTTACTGCACCTATTGCTGCTGTTGCTGCCATTTGCCAACCCATTAGAATAACCTCGCATACATATATTGATCTGAACCATCAAAGCCAAATTTTTTCATTAATCCTTCTTCCTCTAAACCTAACCATTTAGCAAATTTTAAACCAGTTGTATAGTTTGCTCTTACAGCAGTTTGAACTCGATTGATATTATTTTCTTTAGCAATCCTTGCAAAATCTTTTCTGATTGCTCTTGCGACTAGCAAAGGATGATCTAAAGCATCTTTAGTAGCTAGTACCCAACCTTCTGCAACACCATTCCAAATAATTTTCATACCTGCAGCAAAGATAGGTTTACCATCAATCATACCTGTAAATGCTAAGTTATCTTGTTCTAGGTTCTTTGCGTTACCATCAAACTCCATATCCTTATCCATTAATGTATGATTCATCTGTTGCTTCATAATGTATGCTCCGTGTTCTCCTTTGTATGATACTATGTTTAATATTTTATCCATCGTTAGTTTGAAGTTTAGGATATAAAGATAGTATCGTCAAAGGTAAAGGTTGATTTTGTCTTACAAATATAAAACCATCTGTCTCATAGTTTCCTCTAAACTCTATTTCTTTATCTCCTGTAAATACATTGATACCACTATCCATTGCGTTAGCTGAAGATCTAAATGGTATTCGTTCCATGTTATTTAAATCTGGACCAATCTCCACACCAATACTTTCATAAAGTCTAGCAGTAATTTCATAGATTCTTTTAGTTTTACTTTGTGATGTACCATTCTGCGCACCAGCATCTATTCTCATTGTTTGTAATAAAGATGTGTAGCTTAATCCAATTTTAACTTTACTTGCAGATCTATCTAATGTGATCTCTCCAGAACTAACCACCTTGTCTGGATGCGTTGCACCATCTGCCAATATTGAAACTGTTTGACCTTCAAGGTGTGATAAACCAGATAATGTTGTTACAGGTGATCCACTATAAGATAATTGTGAATCTAAAAAATTAAATGAAGTATCATCTGTTTCATCAAAGTCATATTGATGAATAAATTCTACATATCTTTTTGTTGCACCATTGATTGTTCTTTTTACAATTACCCATGTTTGATATTCAGAATCATCTGTTGGAATTGTTGCAACACTTTCACAAACTGCATTACCACTTCCAAATGCTCCACCAAATATATGCCTGTGAAAAGCAACTACTTGTTGTTCTCTTTGATAAGTTAAACCAACTAATTGACCATCGTTTCTTGCACACCATATAATTTGATTGGGTTCTTGTTGATACGATAGTTGTTTAAATCCAGTTTCAGAAATGTGTTCAGCAAGAATAGTTAAGTCTGGAGCTACATAACCATCAACATCAAAGTTGTAAGCTAGTTCTCTTAGTTTTCTTTTTGCTCTTTGTAAAAAAATAGTTGCGTTACCAACAGCTAAAGCATCTACATTTGCAGCTCCATTGTTAGATTGTTTTTTAATTAATATGTTTGTAGGTGTGATAGCATTATCAGTTCCACCACCACTAACTGCAAACTCACCACCTGCAGTACCAATAATTAAAGTTCTTGTTGCTGTCATAAAACGAATTGCGTTTACTTGGTTAGAAGCAATCGTATAAATAATAGCATCATCATCTGCTATAGTACCACCTCTATTCTCATCCATATTTTCGTAATCACCAGACTTTGAAAAAAATATTGTTTGTGGTTGAGATAGTGTTGCAGCAAAAACAAGTCTTTGTTCAAAGAAGGTTACGCAAGAAGGATGACCTGTAGTATCTGAAAATGAGCCTAACGACCAATCAGTTGAATGAGAACTTGAACCCATATCTTCTAATATTTCTACAGTAACAACTGTTGTACTTGTTCTTCCAGTTATTTTTCCATAACCATTTCTAAATCTAACTAACCTTCCAACATCTGTTGTTTGAAAACCTGTATTACTATTAATACCTGTTGTTGATGAAGCAGTTAAAGTTCTACCAGTTCCAACTGTATGTGCTGACATTACAAATGTTGTTGATGTAATATTATCATCCATATATGGTCCATCAACAAAATCAACTTCTGTTAAACTCCAAGAGGTATGACCTGTTCTAGCTAACTTTCTAGCAGCATGATTAGGATGACAAATGTACATAACATCAGCAGATTGTGCGAACTTAATATCAAATAGTTCTGCTTCTAAATAAGGTGATGATATTTCATAAGCTGAACCACTAGATAATATTTGACCATCATCTTTATAAAATCTTATGTACTGATTACCAAACTCAAGTATGTAAGTTTGTGTTGTACTAAACTCAAAAGGAATTAATCTTGTTTCTTTTGTAGAATCTTTTACTTCTGCTACGAACTGTGTACCACTTCTTCTTGCTGCGCTTCCATGAGGAAACACAATCATGTTTTCTAAAGTCTTACATCCTGTAGAATATTTTTGTAAATCGTTTCTTCCATCTAGTCTTGGAGATAATTCACCACCTGTAAAGTTCGTTAATTGAACAGCAACTCTAGCCATAGGTTAGTACCTTGAGTTTATAAATGTAGAGGCTCCCATTACATCTGCTTGACCATTATCTGGATTAGTATTGTAGCCTTCAGTAGCATCTACAAATCTAGCTTCTTTTAATTTGTCTTGAAACAAATTGTACATATTAGAAGCAACAGGATTAGAAGATGTAACTGCGTATGCAATATCAGCAGCTAATGCAGCAGAAATTGTTTCTCTTAATAATTCATCATATTGATTAGGATCTGTAATTCTTGCTACATATTGTATCTTAACTGTTCCATGATTTGCTACAATCTTTCTGCCTTCTACTTTGTAATCATAATCATAATTTAAAATTGTAAGAACTCTCAAGCAATCTGCAGGTAAAGTAAACTGATAACTAAAACCCCATGATGGAGTTTCTGTATCTTTTGCAAGTTCAACTCTTTT